CATCACCACTGTTCGGTCAGTACAAACACATTTAGATGTGCACATCGAAAACCAAATTTAGCCCAAGTACCAGCCGAGGAACAATTTAGAAAACTATTTACGGCATCCCCTGGTATGACTATGGTTGGAGCCGATTTAAGCGGCATCGAGTTGCGAATGCTTGCCCACTATATTGGCAGATATGACGGAGGTCGATATGCCGACATATTACTGAACGATGATATTCATCAAGTTAACGCTGACAAAATAGGGATCACCAGACGCCAAGTCAAGACTGTGACATATGCCTTCTTGTATGGAGCGGGAAACCTGAAATTAGGTCTGAGTTATGATAACTCTCTACAACCCAAGGAAGCCAGTAAAAAGGGACAAGAGATTAGAAAGGCTTACGTTGCTGCTATCGAAGGACTCGCCGAGTTACTTGGAGCGGTTGCAAATAAGGCTACTAACGGTTACCTCTTGGCATGTGACGGAAGAAGGGTGCTGGTCGATAGCCCGCACAAAGGATTAAATTACCTTCTTCAATGTGGCGCTGGCATAGTCGCCAAGAGATGGATGGTAATAGCTAATGACGCTATACATAACATTCACACTAAACAACTTGCCTTCGTACATGACGAATTGCAGTACGAAACTCCTCCTGAAGACGCAAATAATCTAATGAATTTATTGGAAGAAGCTGCGAAATTATCAGGCGAATATTACAAATTACGTTGCCCCATAGCAGCCGAAGCGAAAGCTGGAATGACTTGGGCTGACGTGCATTAACTATATGAAATTATTAATTGATTGCGACTACATAGTCTATAAATGCTGTGCAGCTGCTGAGACAGAGATAGATTTCGGTGATGATGTGATATTAGTGACTTCACAGTTTAGTGAAGCCTACAAACACGTAGAAAGAGAGCTAAATAAGGTAAAAGAGGAATTTCCATTCCATACAGACATTATTTTGTTCTTTACAAGCCCTAATAATTTTAGGAAAAAAATTTTACCGGAATACAAGGGTCATCGAAACAGAAAAAAGCCCTGTGGTTTCAAAAGAGTCATAAATGAGCTTAAGAAAAACTACAAGGTGATCGTTAAAGATACTCTCGAAGCAGACGACAGCCTAGGAATCTACGCAACTAAATACGAGGGCAACATTATTGTCAGTCCCGACAAAGATATGCGACAGATTGCTGGGAAATTATATGACTTCAACGAAACAGTTGACATTACACCTGAAGAAGGTGCTCGATGGCATCTGATACAGACAATGGCAGGCGACAACACTGATGGATACAGCGGTGTGCCAGGAATTGGAATTAAACGTGCTGAAAAAATCTTTGAAGAAAAAGGCTACACGTGGAAAGCGGTAGTAGAAACCTTTGAAGAAAAAGGCATGACAGCTGAGGATGCATTAACAAATGCAAGGCTCGCAAGAATATTAACTGTCGATGATTATGACTCAGAAAAAAAAGAACCAATACTCTGGACCGCCGAAGCCGATTACCAAATTGACAATGGAGCAAGACTTGAAGCTGCGACAGCTTGAGTTAATGCTTGCCAAACCAGAAACAAGAAAAGAAGACATAGCAATAGTCATGGTTGCTCTTCAAGAGCAGGCTTTTGTTTTGTCTAATTGCATAAAAAACCTTATAGAAAAATGGCCGAAACCACCAATAGCCGAGGACCCTCCTACTACAAACGAGGTTCCATTGATGTTTGGGATTTTATTAGAGACCAAGGACTCGGATTTCACCTCGGAAACGTAATCAAATACATATGCAGAGCCGGATATAAAGACAACGAAATACAAGATTTATCAAAAGCAATCCACTACCTATCTAATGAAATCGAACATAGAACCAAACAAAATTGCGAGAACTGGGAGAGTCCAGCAATGGATCGACAACCCTAACTCTCGTCTGCCCGTATCATGCACTGTCTTCGTAGTTGAAGACTCAATGGAGGGACCAAATGGAATCGAAGCAAGCTGGCGATTTGTTAGCCATGCTCTCCGCTTCGGAGCAGGCGTTGCAGTCCACCTGTCGAAATTGCGACCCCAAGGAACGGAAACAAATAAAGGACCTGACACTCTTGTTGCTTCAGGACCAACATCATTCGGAAAAATCTACTCAACATTAAATGAAATTCTTAGGCGCGGAGGGACGTACCGCAACGGCGCTTGCGTTCTCCATCTTGATATTACACATCCCGATATTAGTACTTTCATCGAAACTCCTCGGCACGATTTACCGTGGGTCAAAAGATGCATCGACATTGGAGGAGACAAAGAGTGGGCTGATACCCCAACTCAAACAAAGGAAGCAATCCTACGAGGAATTGCAAAGGGAGATATTTGGCTCAACAAAATAAAGCACGATAAAAATGGAAACAGAATTTACGGGAACGTCTGTCTTGAGGTATTCTTGCCCTCACGTGGAACTTGCCTGCTCCAGCATATCAATCTCAGTGCCAATCGTATCGGCGACTTACGGGCGAGCTTCCGCGAAGGTATGTCCGAGCTGTGCGATCTTCATGGCAGAACAGGTGTTGGAGGGACTGGAGAATACCTTCCCCCTGAAGAAGACAGACAAGTCGGACTAGGAATGCTTGGTCTGGCTAACTTCTTAGCTAACAACAATATTACTTACGCCCAGTTTGGTGAGGCTCTTGAGGCAGTGAACAATGCCGAGCCTTATGAAGGTTACGCTGGTCTAGCTGCACGCGAGCTATTTCTGGGCATACAAGAAGCAGCTAACATTGCAAGAGAGAACAACATGGTCAGGGCATTTGCCATAGCACCTACTGCAAGTTGTTCCTATAGAAGTAGAGATCTCAATGGCTACACAGCAACTCCAGAGATCGCACCTCCTATATCAAGAACAGTTGATAGAGATTCAGGTACATTCGGGGTAGAAAGAGTTGAATATGGCAACGTAGAAATAGCCAGCGAGGTAGGCTGGGATGTTTATAAAAAAGTAGCAGATCAATTAATGATTATGCTTGATAGAACTGGTTTGCTTCATGGCTATAGCTTCAATTCTTGGAGCGATATGGTGACTTACGATGAGGCATTTATAGACGAGTGGCTTAAAAGTCCACAAACGTCTCTCTATTATTCTTTACAAGTGATGGGTGACGTTCAAGACAAGTCAGATGCTTACGCAGCACTCGACCAGTCAGATGTTGACGATTACTTGGCAGAGATAATGAGCAATAAACCCGATGAAATAGCTTGTGACTGTCAACAATGAACCCCTACGAAAAATTATTAAACAGGAAACGTAAGTGGACTCCTGTTCAGACCACCAAAGGAATATTAAAATATGGAGCAGAAGAAACGGTGTACCGTGCTCTCGCTGTACGCAACATGGAATGTCCAGTTGGCGCGTTTGTATCTGATTCACTCTCTGAGATTCCTCAGGCGAGTAGAGAACTTTTGGAATCAAACATAAAAGATGAAGACAACCATGATCTGGCACTAGGTTATATCGCTAACGCATTAGGCGTAGATGATAAAGCTGAAGCTGAGGCACTTCGCTTAAGAGATGCGTGGATAGCTCATCCAGATCACACAATATTAAAAGCACTAGTAATTGAAAGAGCAATATTTTTTGTCTTGCTTCCCTTCTTCAGATTCAATGGAGATGCTGGCTTAAAGACTGTATCAGCAGATATCTCAAGGGATGAACAGATCCATGTGGCAACTAATAGTCTTGTATGTGCGGAGCTTGGTTTAACACCAAGTCCGTCCCTAGACAAACTTAGGAAGGCAACAATTAATTGGATTATGCAGCCCTTAGCTGAACATCATGCCGATAAATATTTGAGCAAAAAATTTTGGACCGATGCTAGTGATCGCCTTATGTATGAAGGTAAAGCTCCACAATTAAATGACACTAAGGCAGCAAGAATGCCTGCATTTTTTGAACATGACAACAGAAATCTCCCTAGCTACGCTTAGACTCCACAACGAGAGACTAGATAAGTTACTTATAAAGCTAGAGGAAAACTTCGGTTGGAAACCTATCCATCCCAAAGAAGATGTACAGACCATCATGTACAGAGCTGGTCAAGCCAGCGTTATTGAATATATAAAATCCATAATGGAGGAAGAAATCTAATGTGTGCACCGATCATACCGATCCTATCGGCGGTAGGTGGTATAGCAACAGCTGCTCAACAGCTTGGTATTCTTGGAGGAAATAGAAATAGGCAAGCCCAACCTCAAAGAACACAGACACCACCACCAACAACAATGCAACCTTCACAAGCAGCATCAGCTGCCGGTGATGATGAGCAAATAAAACCAGAAAGTATAGAAGTTCAACAGAACGCTAAACAGAAGAGAGATAAGCAAACAGTTAAGAAAGGTACAGGCATGTTAGGTGCACTTCCTGGAATTAATACTGGTGTTGCAGACACTCCAGCCGGAGGCGTTAATACCGGAACGACAACATGATCGTAGCGCGACAAAGATACAATCGACTAACCAATGGTCGTACGCAGTTCCTTGACACCGCAGTTGATTGTAGTGAACTTACGTTGCCCTACTTAATAAAAGATGATATCAATGGTCCCAATCACAAAAGGTTATTTACACCTTGGCAAAGCATTGGGGCTAAAGCGGTTGTAAACCTCAGCGCAAAGCTAGGTTTAGCATTACTACCGCCACAAACAACATTCTTTAAATTACAAATAAGAGATGACAAGCTTGGTGTAGAACTACCAGCAGAAGTAAGAAGTGAGATGGATTTATCCTTCGCCAAAATGGAAAGGATGGTTATGGATTACGTTAATGCTTCTACTGACAGAGTGATTCTTAACCAAGCTTTAAAACACTTAATTGTATCTGGGAATGCATTAATATTTATGGGCAAAGATGGTCTCAAACACTATCCCCTTAACCGTTTTGTTATTAATAGAGATGGAAACGGGAACGTAATCGAGATTGTCACAAAGGAACTTATTAACCGTCAGGTTCTTGATGCAGATTTAGAAGAACCCAAGCAACCTAATACAGGTATTGATGAGACGAAATCTGATGATGACGATGTTGAGGTCTATACATATGTACGTTTAGAAAACGGACGATGGGTATGGCATCAAGAAGTCTTCGATAAAATTATTGCTGGCTCTAGAAGTAGTGCACCAAAAAACGCTAACCCTTGGCTTGTCCTCAGGTTTAATACTGTGGACGGAGAAGACTATGGTCGTGGAAGGGTAGAAGAGTTTCTTGGAGATCTTAAATCTTTAGAAGGTTTATCACAGGCACTAACAGAAGGTAGTTCAGCTGCTGCAAAGGTTGTCTTTTTAGTCAGTCCCTCTTCAACTACGAAACCGAAAACCCTAGCTCAGGCAGGGAACGGAGCAATCGTACAGGGAAGGGCAGAGGACGTACAGGTCGTCCAAGTTGGCAAGACGGCAGATTTCCGCACAGCATCTGAAATGATACAAACTTTAGAAAGAAGAATTAATGAAGCTTTCTTAGTTTTACAGATCAGACAAAGCGAAAGAACTACAGCAGAAGAGGTAAGAATTACACAGCTTGAGCTTGAGAAACAGCTCGGCGGATTATTCAGCTTGTTAACGGTGGAGTTCCTCATACCCTATCTAGACAGAACACTACATATACTTCAGAGAAATAATCAGATCCCTAAAATTCCTAAAGATTTAGTAAGACCACAGATAGTTGCTGGGGTTAACGCCTTGGGAAGAGGACAAGATAGAGAATCACTGACTCAATTCATAACAACACTGGCTCAAACTATTGGACCAGAAGCAACTATGAAGCATGTAGATCCAGCTGAATATATAAAACGACTAGCAGCTGCTGCTGGGATAGATGTTCTAAATCTAATTAAGAGTAAGGAACAGCTACAGAAAGAAATGCAGCAACAACAACAAATGATGCAGCAACAGGAAATGACTAAACAAATGGGTCAACTAGCTAGTGCTCCAATGATGGACCCTAGTAAGAATCCAGGAATGATGCAAGAACCTGAAGCTGAAGATCCACAACCACCTATGGAAGAATAATGTCAGAAACTTTAACTGTAAATGATACTCCTCAACAGGAAGGGTTGACTGCTGAAGAGCAAGACTCCCTTCAAGTTGGTGAGCAAATGGCTGAACAGCAAGAACAATTACTTGCTGGAAAATATAAGAATGCTGAAGAATTAGAACAGGCATATGTAGAACTTCAAAAGAAATTAGGAGACAAAGATGACATACAAGAAGGGCAAGAAACCCAAGAAGTAGAAGCTAAGGAAGAACCTGAAACTGAACAGGATATATATAAAGAAGATGGCTCTGTAAATTACGAGACTGTCAACAAAGATTATGGAGAAACTATTGGTAATTTATTTAAAGATTCCAATGTGGATCCATATAGTATTGCTGATCATTTCTATAAAAACAATGGGCAGATAACACAGGAAATGCATGACCAATTAACTGGAGCTGGTATAGCTAAAGAAGCGGTTGATGCATATTTATCTGGTCGAGCAAAAGAGATGGGTATGAACTCTGATCTAAACCAAACTGATATTGATGCAATAAAAAATTCAGTTGGTGGAGAGAGAGCATACGAAGCTTTAATGACTTGGGCTGGTCAAAACTTATCTCAGGATTCTATAAATTCTTTTGATAATTTAATAAATACAGGAGATAAAGGTTCTATACAATTAGCAATTAACGGATTAGTTGCACAATATCAAAATGATGCTGGCTATGAAGGAAGAATGCTACAAGGTAAACCATCTAAAACAAGCACTGATGTTTATCAGTCACAGGCTCAACTCGTAGCTGCTATGAGTGATCCTCGTTATGACAATGACCCTGCATACAGGCAAGAAGTTATAGCAAAACTAGACAGATCAGATCTTCAATTTTAATCATGTCAAAAGAAAATAACAACGCCTATAAACAGTGGGGAAAAGATTTAGGAAATTTTAAAAAAAATTGGAAAAAATCTACCGATTGGAAAAAGAAAAATAAGAAGGCTCTTGAACAGGCTATGAAAGAGTTATGAATCAGTACACAACACTAAGAGATCCAGCACCTATACCTCGTAAACCTCCGAGTCCACCAAAGGCACAGAGACCTCCTACAACTTCAGACAGACAAAAAGCTGAACGTAAACGCAAATGTCCATCGGGATTCCGGTGGGACAGCAAGAAAGGCAAATGCGTTCAAGCTGGAGTTGGTCCACAATATAGACCATGAAAACTAAAGATTTAGATACGCTACTTGAAAATGAGTATGCGTATGAACCACCCATACAACTATTACCAAAACAAAAACTAATGACACCCGAAGCAGAAAGATTTAATGGCTGGGCAGCAATGCTTGGCTTCGTAGCAGCTCTAGGAGCTTACGTAACAACAGGACAAATAATTCCAGGAATTTTCTA